GAGTAAGGCTTTCGACGCCTCCTCATTCGAATAAGCAGGCGTTGATAATGAACGCTTTTTTTATTCCCGGTCTTGTCGAGATGTGGGTAGCATGTGGCACTAAGTTTGGGAAAAGTCTTGCTGCAAGTGGAGCTCTATCTCTCTTCTTTCCCCTGCAAAAACAGAGCATGCTTAGATGGGTAGCCCCCATATATACTCAAAGCAAAATCGGTTTCAAATATTGCCGAAATATTTTACCGCCCGAACCTCACGTCAAGGCAAACGAGTCTAATCTAGCTCTCTATATGCCTTCCAACGATTCCATGATTCAATTTTTTCACGGTCAGCATCCAGAAAGTTTAGAAGGCGAGGCGACGAAGGCCAATGTTCTGGATGAATGTGCAAAGATGAAAGAGGATGTTTACAACTCAACAAAGACAACAACAACTGTCACTCGCGGCCCTATCCTAGGAATCTCTACTCCGAAGGGTAAAAATAATTGGTTCTATCGCAAGTGCATGGAAGCGAAAGCGGAAATGATCCGGGCAAAGTTTGAGGAGCGAAGGCCCACAAAGATATTTATTCATGCTCCGTCATGGACGAATCCCCACGTTTCTGCTGAAGTGGTAGCCGATGCTAAAAGGACAATGCCTGCAAGACTTTGGAGGCAATACTATGCCGCTGAATTTCTTTCAGACGGTTCTGTATTCTCCAACGTCGAAGCTTGCTATATTACAGATTTCCAAGAGTTAAATGATCAATTCTTTTGGATCGATGAAAATGCAATGCTGCAAGCGGTTGTCATCGGAGTGGACTGGGCTCGCAATGTTGACTATACGGTTTTCACAGCGATCAATCCCAAGACCAGAAGAACCGTTGCTATGTGGCGCATGCGAGGCATAAGCTATCCTGCACAGATCAATCGTCTGAAAACATTCGCTACTAAATTCCTCTCATGCGAAACTGTGTGGCACGATAAGACCGGAGTAGGCGTCGCACTCGACGATATGCTTCACCATACTGAACTGCCTTTCAATGGTATTACCTTCACCAATGCCTCGAAAAATGAGCTCATGGTGCGGTTGATGCTGGCATTCGAACAGGAAGCGATAGGGATTCCGCAGATCAATTCGGTGGTATCAGAATTGAACGACATCGAAGTCAAGACGACTTTGACAGGACTTCCGACCTATTCCGCTCCAGACGGTTCACACGATGATATTGTCATGTCGTTGGCTCTTGCTCATGCTGCAATGCTGCAGCATTCTGAACGAGAATATGGCATCATAGAATTCTAAATGTATGGCCACGGAGGCGGCGAATGCTCACAGGGCTGGATGACGATGACAGCAGTATGGACAATTTTGAATTGAAGACTAAAAACTTCGAACGGCTCTTTGCAGGCGATAGCAATGCAGCCGGTTATGCAGATCTTGGCACGATGGTCAATCCTCGCCTGCTCAAGTCGATCTTTGTATCAGAGGATTGGATATTCATCCTTGTCGATCGGATCGCTCAGAAGCTTGCACAGATCCCCTGGCAGGTGAATAGCCGGGATGTGGTCAATGGCGAGGAAGTGCTTAAGCCCGAATTAAACCATCCGGTTCAAAAAATGCTCGACAATCCGAACCCATTGCAGGACGCATATAGTTTTAAATATGCGTCCATTGTGGATTATTCGGTGACTGGCAATGCGATCATGTATATCTCTCGGCAATCCAATTGGTTGATCCAGGTGCCTACCGAGATCATTCAGCCTGACATCACAGGACGCGGAGAGCTCAAGGGTTACGACATTGTCGGGATGGATCCGTTCAGCTTTCCGGTCAGTGCTAGGACAAAGCTAAGACCTGAAGATGTGATTCACGTCAAGCGGCCTAATCCTTCATCGGTTTATTGGGGACTATCGCCTTTGATCCCTGGCGCGAATCCTTCTTTATTCAACCGCTACACAAATGAATACCTTCTGAATTTTTACAAGAAGGGCGCACAGCCTGGAATGATTCTCGAGATGGGAGAGGAATCAAATGAAGTTCAGGCCAAAAAATTGCTTCTTACTCTCGAAACGACGTACACGGGACGCACGAATCAGCGTCGTGGAATGGTTCTCCCAAAAGGGGTCAAAGCATCGACCTTTGCGCACACGCTCGCGGATCAGCAATTGATCACGTACATACAAAACAATCGCGAGACTCTCATAAATATTTATGGTGTTCCGAAGCATGAGTTGAGCCTTGCAGAATCCGGATCGATCGGATCCGAAGAATACAAGACAGCGCTGAAGAATTTCTGGGAAGGTCCGCTCATGGCTATCGGCAGCATGTTCGCATCGGCAATGACCATGAGGCTAGCGTCGCAGCTGGGACCGAAATATGTGATCCGCTTGAACTATGGCGGCGTTCCTATTCTCCAGGAAAACCTTGACGACAAAGCCCTGACCGCGAATTCCATGTTAGCAACCATGACATATAATGAGGTTCGGCAGAAGATATGGAAGTTGCCCCCGATCCCCGGCGGCGACGTGCTCCGCGATATGCGGCCTATGTTCCCCTCTTTCCCAGATGTTCCCCCAACGGTTACTGCTCCAGTGGCTCCGGCTCCAGTGCCCGTTGAAAGTAGTGAAGACGCTTCGGACTATCGGCAGCAGAATATCGAGGCATTCTCGAGCTATCTAAAAGCCGAAGGCAATGGCTGGTTCGCAGAAGACCAGGAGAAGCTAGGCGAAGCTGCTAACAAAAATATGGTCGAGGTCCAAAAGCTATTTCTGAAAACTCTAGGCGATCAAGTGTACGCGGTCGCTCGGATCGTCAAGGAAGAAGTGATAGAGAAAGCTGCAGAGGTCCGCGACGAAAGGCAGTTGGAAGCTAGGATTGATCAAGCGATGAAGAAGCTGAAAAGCACATGGGTTAAGGATTATGGAACGATCCTCGAGGGTCAGGTAGAACTGGGATATGATACGACTGTAAATGTCCCGTTTAATAAGCCATACCAGGAAGCTATTGCAGCCGTTTCGAGCAAGCAGAAAAGGCGAGATAGCCTTGACGTTAGAGGGATAGACGCCTTCGAAGACGTATCAAGAACAACTACAAATAAGATCATGACGGCAGTATCGCAAGGTATTAAGCAAGGGAAAACAGTTTCAGAGATTGCTCAGGTGATCAGAAGCATTGCGACTCTAGCTTCTGGACGCGCTAACACCATTGCTAGAACGGAAACGCTGATAGCTAATAGCATTGGCCAAGCGGCTGCAATGGAGGATGCTGCAAGCGTAATCCCAAAGCTCGTGAAGGTATGGATCAACGCGGGAGATGACCGAGTGCGCGGGAATCCTGGCGGTCTATATCCTAAAGCAAAAGACGATCATTGGAAGTTGCAAGGCGAGGTTCAAGACTACGATCAAGAGTTTTCCAACGGTTTACGTTATCCGAGAGACTTGCAGGGCAACCCAGAACAGACCATAAATTGTCGATGCACTTGGCTAACTCTCGCTGAGAAAGACGCAGCCGAGATGGGATTTAAAAGGAAATGAAATCAAGTCATAAAGCGAAGGGGATGAATATGGAAGTCAAAATGTTAACCGGTTCTGGAATGAAAGTTAAGGCCCTAGAGGATGGAAGCGTTTACCTCGAGGGATTCGCCAACAAAGCAGTTGTCGATAGAGGGCGCGATCTGATCGGAAAAAAAGCTTGGAAGCTGGATGACTACAAGAAAAATTCCATCATCCTTTTCAATCATGATCATACAAAGCCAGTCGGCAAAATGATTTCCGTCGAACCTACCGATGAAGGTCTTTTTGTCAAAGGTCGAATCAGCAATAGCAAAGATCCTGAGATAAGCCGTATCAGGGATCTGGTTAAAGAGGGGATTCTCAATTCCCTTTCGGTTGGGTTCATGGCTGGAGACGAAGAAATTATAGACGGCGTGAACGTGATCAAGAGTGCGAACCTTCACGAATGCAGTATCGTAGCGGTTCCAATGAATCAGGACTCGCAGTTTTCTGTGACGACTAAAGCAATGTCCGGTGATATAATATCGGCTTTGAGCAAGATCGCTGAGTGGAAGGGATTCGAGGAAACCAAGCGGTTCTTTGACGTCCTGTCAATGCAGGTAAAATCTGTGAAAGATTTTGACGCATTGGTGAAACTTGTTTGTTTGTCCTGTCAAACGACTGATGACGAGGCCATACATTTTTTGAAAATGGAATCTCAAGACCTTCCACTAAAGATAAAGGATTGGATGATGAAGAACGAAGCTGCATGCGATCCTGCAAAAGAAAAAGCTGCACCGTCTCTCCCAGACGGTTCGGGCGTTTTCGCTGTTCTGGTTCCATCCGATCAATTCGCAACGCAGGACGATGCAGCGAAATGGGCGACCGATAGCGGCTGGAGCTCGGACAATATAAGCAGAAACGACACAACTGGGACTTGGATATTCCAGCAAGCAGATGCAGGACAATTCGAAGGCGAGATGAGCTCGATCGATCTAGGGGATGGCGTGACCGCACAAATCGGGAAGCTTGTAAAAGACAAAGCCGATATGGTTCCACCAGAAGAGGAACCAATCGAAGAGCCTGCCGAATCTGAGAGCGAAGGAGCTGCCGTTGTCGTTGAAATTGAAACAGAGGATAAATCTCTGCTCGATGGAATCAATCCAACAACGGTTGTCACAGGTAATGATGCCAGTCACTCGGAAGTAAATCCTGCTCTTGACCAGTCAAAGCAGACTAATGTACTACTTGGTAACATGATCATGCTTCTCCAACAAATGAATGAGACTCTATCCGGGCTCGTTTCAAAGCCAGAAATGGTGAGCTCTGCAGCTCCGGAACCAGCTCCAGTAATGTCTCCCGAAGAACAAGACATGACAAAATCATTAAATCTTTTTCTGATCGAGACCGGTGAACGGTTGGCCAAATTAGGATTATAGTTTACTATTGACATGCTATAGCCTCAGTTTTTTGGGGCAATCTATTAAACTGGAGGAACGATAATATGGTACTGCCTGCCAAGACGTTAGAGGATGTAACTAAGGGAATGGAATTGATCAACAAGCGTTTGCAAGATGCCGAAGCGCGAGCAAAAGGAACTGACACAGATGCTATATCTGCCATTTTCCGCAATGCTTCGGTTCCAACATATGGTCGCATGAGCGACGAAGAAAGAGCTCTCAAAACTTTCGGTTGCTCGAGTCCTGCTCAATTGATCCAGATCAACACTTGCCATCCTCGCTTCAAGAATGTTTCACCTGAAATCAAGCAAGTAGTTATCGAGCTGAAACGAGCGGTCGATGTTGCTCGCTGGACTTCGCAGATTTTCCATGACGAATCTCGCGATAAAATCGGCGCTACTGCTGAGCAAGATCGAGTCGCTAAAGTCAAGGGTATGCTTGACCATAACTGGGGACGCAATGAGCTTGCCCCTCGCCTCAAGGCGTTCGGGTCCACCGTCACAAATGCGGGGGATGAATGGGTGCCAACATTGATATCCTCGCAGTATGTTGAGGAATATCAGCTAGTTAGGTCTATTGAAGACAAATTTCAGGAGATGCCATTGGCCTCTGCTCCATACGATTTGCCTGTTCAATACGGTGTGACCAAGGCTCGGCAGATTGCAGAAAATACTGCTATCACCGGCAACAATTTCAATACTGATAAGATTCGTTTT